AATCTTAGCGTAGGACGCGCTGGTACAGGTAGTGGCGCGCCACCTAATGTACCTAATTTGGTAATATTAACAGAAGCAAGTGCATTCATGCAGACCGAAGATGGATTCTTTTTAGAATTTGAATTTTAACATAATTAGATATGGCAAATAACAAAAAAATAACCGCATTACCTGCACTTGGTGCAACACCAGCAAGTGACGATGTATTACCAATTGTCGATGTAAGTGGAACTGCAACTACAAAAAAGGTCACAGTTGCTAACCTAGTTGCTGCTGCAACAGTATCTGCAAGTGACCTACGTGGAACTGACAATCCACACATTGGGGCATTCCCCAATCAGTCTTTCTTGGTTACTGACAATCCTGATAACTCTGTGATGGTCATTGCTAAATCTGGTAATTTAGAATTTCTAGTTAATTCTGACTCTGCAAAACTTTACCTTAACAAACCAAGTCTGCGAGAAGAAATCACTACAGGAGTGTCGGTTAAAGAAGATAGTTCTGAACCAGACATCGAAATCACTACATCAGCAGGTACATTTTCACTTATTTCAGGCGATTCAGACGCACTAGGAGCTAATGGATTACCTGCACGGCAAGGTTTTAATGTTCCAGACATTGGAGCAAATCAAGCACCTTTATTAATATCTGGCGGTACAATCGCTTAACAAAAATTAGGAAAATATTATGGCAACAGTATACATAAAACCAGGATCAGGGTCAGGGTCAGGCACTCAAGCCGCCCCGTACTTTTACGATGAATTAGCAACAGCAGAGTCAGCAGCCGGAAGTGGAGGGACAATTCTTTTCACTGATGGCAGTTATGCCACGAAAAACTTTGCCTCAAGCGGAGTGACTTATGAGTCCGAAAATCTTCATGGTGCAAGCTTTACTGGAACAGGAAAAAACTTTGGTGGTTCAAGTGCAAGCGTGACTGTTCGTAAAATGAAATTTGTTCTAAATAGCGCAGAAACCATTGATCTTATAGGGGCAAGCACATTAATTGATCAATGTCATGTCAAAGTAGGCCCGTCATCATATCTTTTTGATGTAAATACTGTAGGCATAAAAATAACAAATTGTTTGCTTGAAAATAATGTCAATGTGGCGGGAAATTTTTTAGGAGACCACTTCAATCGACTGGCCGAATTTTCTGGTAACACTTATTTCGTAAGCAACATAAATGGTAAAAGTGCTAATACTGTTGACTTTGATCGAAGTGGTGGAGCATTAGCAAGCGCTAAAAATTGTATCTTTGCATCTGACGATACAGCGAACAATGTTATCGTTGCGTCTGGTCAAGGAACTTATGGAAACGCAGCACTGACAGCAGGAGTGTCCACAAACTGTTGCTTTTCAGGATTTGGGACGGGTAATTTAAGTGGTGGAACTAACAATGTATTTTCTGACCCACTATTAGTAGACTCTGCCAACGGAGATTTGAGACTTCGTCCATCTTCTCCATGCATTAACGCTGGAACAACTTCCTAATCATGGCACAGCAAAAATTAGATCGGAAGGACTTTCAGATCGCTGTTAAGACTGAAACCCCCAAGGTAATCACAGGTGCGTCTAATGCTAATCCTATAATAATAACTAGCGTGGGGCATAACCTAGAAAGTACTCAGAAAGTCACAATTTCAGGTGTTGGGGGAAACACTAATGCAAACGGGTTAAAAACTGTTACTGTTATCGATGCTGATACTTTTTCTATTGTCACTGCTGGAAATGGCAATTACACATCGGGCGGTGAGTTTGTAACTGCTGAAGGTGTTCGGTTTAAAAAGGAAGCCCAAAAAGGCGAATTATTTTTCGACACTGGAGAAAATAAATTATACATAGCAACCACTACCGCTGGCTCTTCGGACGCTACCTTGCGCTCTATTAGCACTTCTTAATACATGCAATACGAAACGGCTCAAAGCCTATACACTCAGCTTGAAGGACAGCGTTGGTCGTTCTTAGATCGCGCTAGAACGTCTGCTGAGTTGACGATACCTTACGTTCTTCCGCCCGAAGGACATGGTCCTCATACGAAGTACTACACACCTTATCAAGGCATTGGAGCGCGTGGTGTAAACAATCTAGCGTCTAAGTTATTACTCGCTTTACTACCGCCTAACGCGCCTTTCTTTCGTTTGGTCATCGACCGATACGAGCTTGAAAAAGCGAAGGCAGAAATGGGCGAGGAGCAAGGCGAACAGTTACGCACCGATCTTGAAAAAGCTTTAAGCGATGTTGAACGAGCAGTAAGTCAAGAGGTCGAAGTAGAAGCGTTTCGAGTCGGTGTGTTTGAAGCATTAAAGAATTTATTGGTTAGTGGTAACACGCTTTTATACATGCCTGACGAAGGTGGTATGCGTGTGTTCCGTCCAGACAGATACGTCGTTAAACGCGATGCAATGGGAAATGTCACGCATATAGCCGTGAAGGAAACTGTTGCACCGTTCATGCTTCCCGAAGAAGTACGCGACGAAGTATATAAAGAATCGAAAGAAAACAACTGCGACTTATACACGAGTATTGTTCGTGAAGGTGACAAGTTCATCGTTCAACAGGACGTCAAAGGTATTGTCATTGAAGAGTCCAAAGGATCGTATTCTATCGACAAGTCACCTTGGATACCGTTGCGATATACACGCATTGATGGCGAAGACTACGGACGTGGATTTGTTGAAGAGTACATAGGCGATCTTAAATCGCTTGAAGCGCTGACTAAAGCAATCGTAGAAGGTAGTGCCGCCGCCGCCAAGGTGTTGTTTATGATTAATCCTAACGGTACTACTCGCGCGCGTACGTTGGCTGAAGCGCCTAACGGTGCGATTGTACAAGGTAGTGACGGCGATGTATCCGTTTTACAACTTAATAAGTTTAATGACTTTCGTGTAGCTGAATCGGTAAGTGCTAAAATACAAGACCGTTTATCTCACGCTTTCCTTTTGAATAGTTCCGTGGTGCGTGATGCTGAACGAGTTACAGCTGAAGAAATACGTATGTTAAGCCAAGAACTAGAATCAGCATTGGGCGGTCTCTATTCAATTCTTTCACAGGAGTTCCAACTTCCGCTTGTATCGCGCTTAATGGAGCGAATGAGCAAGAAGGATCGCCTTCCTAAACTTCCGAAGGACATCGTTAAACCTACCATAGTAACAGGCGTTGAAGCGCTTGGACGTGGTAATGATCTTAATCGTCTTGATATGTTCCTTGCTGGAGCGTCACAAGTCGTCGGTCCTGAGTCCGTTATGCAATACGTCAATGTAAGTGATTACTTTAAACGACGTGCTACCGCGTTGGGAATCGAGACCGAAGGATTGATTAAGACGGAAGAAGAAATTCAACAACAGATGCAACAGGCTCAACAACAGGAAATGATGATGAAGCTTGGAGCGCCCGCTGTAGCGCCGACTATAAACGCTATTGCGAATCAACAATCACAAGAACAATAACACAACTAAACCACGTGAGAGAATACAATCATGGCAGATTACCAAAAAGTCGAAATAAACGAAAAAGCTCCTAACGAGATTGAACCCGATCAACAGCAAACAGAGACGGTTGAAGAACCTCAAGTCGAGCAAGAACGCCCAGAATGGTTACCAGAGAAGTTTAAATCAGCGGAAGACCTCGTCAAAGCCTATGGAGAACTTGAATCCAAGATGGGCAGACCCGCAGAAGAACAAGAAGTCGAAGAAGAAGTAACAAATGAGACTGAACCTTCTACGGAATCAAACGAAGCACAAACTTTAATCACAGACGCATCAAAGGAATTTTTTGAGAATGACGGTAAACTTGCAGATGAAACATATGAAGCGTTGGCTAAAGTCGGTCTTAACCGCGAGTTGGTCGATAGCTACGCGCGTGGTCAAGCGGCTCTACAAGACAGCGAATCAACTGCGATTAAAGGCGCGGCAAATGGTGAATACGATACTATGTCGGAATGGGCGGGCGAAGTGCTGTCGGACGAAGAAATGAACACTTTTAACGACGTTGTAAACAATGGAACTGTTGAACACGCAAAGCTCGCTGTAAGCGGTTTGTACGCGCGTTATAAGAACGAGACAGGTGGTCAAGGACCAAAGCTTGTCACAGGCAATACGACAGGTACATCGACAATGCCGTATCAATCTATGCAAGAAGTGAGTCGAGCAATGCAAGACCCACGGTATAAAAGCGGCGATAAGGCGTATCACGCCGAGGTAGACCGTCGATTGGCGGTATCCAATATCTGATATGTTTGAACTCTTAACACTCTTTTTAACAGGCGGTGGAAGTGCCGCGATGGGAAGCGTGTTAAAGGGCGTCTTTGGCGCGTTGGTAGACGGTCGTCAACATCGGTTTGAACTCGAAATGGCAAGGGAGGCACGTAATAATGAACAAGCAGTTAAGTTTCAAGAATCTATCAATAGCGGGGATGCTGGCGGTTTTGTCCGTGGTACTCGTCGTATGCTTGCTCTTATCGGGATGTCAACACTCTCGTTCGTCACGTGCATCACAGCCGTTTATCCAACCGTCCCACTTGTCTCCGTCACTAACATCACAGGAGAAGGACGGAACGAACTTTTATTCGGACTCATCAGTCTTCAAGCAAGCCAAGCCCCTTTGGTTGTTACAACAGGACATATCGCGCTCTTTCAAGCGACCGTAGTTCTGCCAATGATCGTGGGGTTTTACTTCACGCCTGGAGGACGAAGATAACACTTTTTTAGACGAAGCAAAAGACAGCCCCGTGCGCGGGACAACTGACCGACAAAGCAACGACTAATAATCACTAAATATCAATCCTAAAATAAGGAAAATTAATTATGGCTAATGGAGACACCTCTCCCTCACGCGTCGGTCAG